GCTCTGCTGGTCCTCGTCGTTGTATGGATCGTCAAACATGGCTAGACTCCCACTCCGTATTTCTTCCAGTCAGACCAAGGCCCAACGTCCGCGAGCGATCCGCCCTGTTGGGCGCCCATCATTCCGGCCATCTCGATAGGAGCCTGAGCGGGACCGGCGCTTACGCTTGAAGCCGCCGCGCCGCCACCACCACCCGAGGGAGCCGCGCCGCCGCCGAAGTTGCGGGCCTCCCACGCGGCGTGACGCCTCTGGTAGTCGCTCCAGGCGTCCTGATAGCGCTGATCCGAAACGGTGTCGCGCGACCTCTGATAGCCGAGCGCCGCGTCGGCCGATCTCTGCTGGGCCTTAGATGCGTTATTGGCGGACCTGTGCTGTAGATATCCGCCAACGATCGATGCGGCGGCCGGAATCGCGACTGCCGCTATCGCAGGCATGACTGCTCCATCACTCGCTCCTTCGTTCTCACGATCTCTGCCGGCAGAATGAATGATTCGCACGGCATAGGAACCCCGCCGAAACGTCTAATCAGATCGGTCACGTGTTCTGACGCCGATCCGGTTATCACCTTGTTAGTCCCCCACGCCTCGGCAATCTCACGCATCCCCTTGAGCAGGCGCTTTGTCACACCGAACAGTCCTCGATGAGAGGGCTTCACCCAAAGACACTCCATGTGGACGACGCGCATTCCGACCCACGTTCCGACGATCTCCCCACCGTCCTCCACGACTAGGACGCGGGAGTTCTCTGGATCCAATAGCGGCCACAGCGCTTCGGCCTCCGTGCCGTTCAGCCTCGACCATTCTTCACGCGGAAGAATCCGAGAGATCACGCCGCCACCCGGAGCAAAGCCACATCCAGGCTGTACTGCATCTGTCCAGCCGTATCCGATGCGTAGGTCGTCGCATACGTGATCGGGGACGAAGCATCAGAGCGAATCGTGAGGCTCGGATTAGTGAGAACGGTCGTCACGGAGTTTCCGGTGAGCGCAGCAAACGAATGGCTTTGCGTGACTCCACCGTCCGTCCAGCCGATAGTGACGGTCAGGCTAGAAGTAGCCGCTCCCGTCGTCGCCGGGGTCGTGATCCGCGCGTAGACATGGATCCCATACACCCCCGCCGCCGCATTGCTTCCGGATACGTCCGTCGCGCCGATGTTCGCGCTCTGTCCCGTGAGGCTAGAGATATCAATGCGGGTCGGACTGGCGGAGATGGTCTGTTGAATCTGAGAAAAGAACCGCTGCCACGTCTGAGTAAGAAATCCCTGGGAGTCCTGTGATTTCAGATATTCCGTGACGTCACGGAGATTGAAACCGCTGAACGCCTTCCGCGACGACGCGATGGGATCTCCGAGGGGAAGAGGAACAGGATTGACAGGGATGATGGAGGCCATTTACTGACCCCGCCTGACGCCACGGAGAGCCTTGGGGGTCTGCCCGAACTCAATCCCGGCTCCTACTATGCAGACGGCAACGGCAGCAGAACCACGGACCCTATAGGCCCTCCGGAAAGCGCTTCCAAGCGGTTCCCAGATCACCCGCCGGTCGTAGTCCCCGACCGCGCCCATGGAGCGCCAGATTTCCTCGCTCCAATTGGCTCCGCCGTCGTTGGAATACTGGAGCATGATCTGTGGATTTACGTCGGCATCCTCGCCGGACGTCACTCCCACTCCGGTCTGCACGAATATCTCCAGCGATCTGTGAAACAGCCTCTCCCCGCCCGAGGAGATCACCGGGGGGCGTCTCTCCCAGACCACAGGACGAGAGTCCACGTCCGTGTGAACGTTTCGGTCTAGCTTGTAGATCGCCCCCGTCTGTGAATCGAGGAACCGGATTTCTCCGAAGGCAACGACGGGCCAGCGGGGACGGTGCGCGGAGAAGTCATTGTTCTCCGTGATCCACGTTCCCCACTGGAGCCAATGACCCGTGGAGAGGTCGTAGCACCACGTAATGTCTTGCGAGGGGAAATGGAGCCGGTACATGACATGGCCGTCGTAGTTGACGACCTCCCCCTGAGCGTCAGTCACGACGTCGTAACTGTTGAACGTGGCCTGAAGCGGAAGGGTCGAGATCACTTCCACTTGGAAGCCGGTCGTCTTGACTACGTAGTTCTTGCCAATGGCCGATTGAGCAAGCCAGAACAGCGTGCCGTCTCCCACCGCGAGAGAGAACGGCGCCGCGATACCGTGAGGGATCTGGCCGGAAGGGTCTGGGGCGAATGGATTGCTAGATCCTCCCGCGTTGTACCAGAACTCGGAAGTCAGTTCTCCGAGCAGAGGGACATACGGGTTATTGATCGTCATGGCCTTCCATTGGTCGGAAGCCAAAGACCGTTGGAAGAAATCAGTTCCCGTAGTCCAAGAGGAGAAATCGTTCAGCGCGGAGAAGTAGACGGTTGAAGTTGTGTTGTCTAGGACGAGGCCATAACCGTCCTTGAAGCCGCACATCCTGGCCTTGCCGTTAAGCGCCGCAACCTGCGACAGGACGTTCGTCCCGAGGTCGTATGAGTAGGCGTTCGATCCGGACACGATGAGAAGCTGTCCCCCGCCGTCACCGTTGCTCCGGATCTGGGCAGGGTTGGAGTCCGTTGCTACCGACCCACGGACGGTGATAGTCGCGGAGTCGTCCACTTCGACCAGAGACGTTCCGATGACGTGGAACTCCCGCCCGCTCTCGCTGAAACTTCCGCGGCCGGGAGACGACATGGCCGTCGCAAGCAAGGTCATCCCAGGAACGGAGTACATGACCTGTCTCTCGTCGGCGCCGGGAGATTCCTGCTTCTCAACGATGAGATTGACAGTCCTCTCCTGATTCGCAATCCGGGCTTGCGCCTGTCCGTCCCCGCCGACGAAAGCCGGATATCTCATTCTTGCTGGATGTCGTAACGACCACTCCCACAGACGCCGGGAACGTCGGAGCCCAACCGGATGAACTTCAGCCGGTGATTGGACCGCTTCACCTGGGCCAACGATTCCTGCGCCTGCCGGAGAAGGATCGGATTCGGGTCGCGGAGATACGCCGGCATGAGTTCAACGGCGAGGTTTTTGATGAGCATTCGCCGATAGCCTGGAGGGAGCGCCACAGAGTCAGACGTGGCCGCGAACTCAGCGACGGGAGTCGGGGTATACATGGCGAACTCCAGCCCCGATCCGGTGGGAGTCGGCCAGAGCGTGAGCGTCCCCAAGGGATAGGTCGGGTTGTAGTACCAAGAGGACGGGAGGGCGCTCGTCAAGGCCTTGGCGAAGATCACCGCGTATTCGTCGTCTGTCATTTCATGGAGCGGATATTCTTGGTCGGGGTCCGTGGCCGTATCGATCCAGTTGACGTGATCGACGTAGACGGGCCAGTCAATCGCTACGTCCCCGCCCGAGCCGATGGTGTAGGTTCCGTCGCTGGCGACGATCGCCTCCGTGGTGCGAGTGATGGTGTGGATCTGGAAGCGCTCGGCCTTCCACTGATCGATGAGGGCATTGAGCGAACGGAGCGCCGCCGCCGCCTGACTAGCGGTCGGAGCTTCGCCCGCTCCCGCAGCCAAGACCCCCAGCTCCGACAGAGAAGCCGTGATTACGTCGAGGACCGTCGTAGCCAATGGCTACCCCCGCTTGGTACGAACTCGCCGTGCTTCCGGGATCTCCGCCAACGGCTCGCCAACAGCGTCCTGCGCCTTGGCGATCTCCGCCTTGGCGCCGTCGCTCATGTTGCGGTCGTCGTAGTTGCGGTGTGCGATTTCCTTGGACTCGCCGCGCTCCTTGGCCGCGATGAACTCCTCGGCCTCCTTCGGAGACTCGCGATAGCCAATCTCCATGGCGCGGGACATCTCCACGTCGTTGTGCACGGTCAACTGACACTTGTCCGTGAATCTGCGAGCCGCCTCTTCCGCGAACTGGAACGCCCGATCGTCCTTGTACTCGTAACGATCAGGAGCCGCTTCCATGCACGCGATCTTCCCGTTACGCCGCTCCGCCTTGTAGAGCATCTTCGGGAAGGGGCGATAGACGTAGGCGTTCCCTGGCTGACCCAGAGCCCACTTGGAATCGGGGAACTGCTCCCACTTCGCCATTTCCTTCTTCTCC